GCAAATCTGTTGATCCTTGATCGCCAAGCGCATGTACCGGTCGAAATTGCAATCGTCCATCGTGAACGACAACGCGCGTTCCAAAACCTCGGCTATCTCCTTGCCGACCGGATCAGCATCACGATATCGCCGCCGCACGTCCGGCGTCGGAGACTGATTATACAAAGCCGGGCAAATCGTCTGAATGTTGGAATACAAAATGTTGTAACGGTTGGAAGACGAATAACGGCGTTCATTCTGTGATTTCTCGTCGCGATATCGTTCCTGCACATCTTTAGCGCGTTCGCGCCAGTTTTTTTCAACCTTGTCACTTAGATCAAGCTCGGCAACCCAGCGAGCGACAACGCCGGGCGCGCCCTTACCCGCGTCTTCCGGCGTGACTAACGTGCCGCCTTGTGCGCTCATATTATCCGGCATACCCGCCCTTTTTCCCGTTACCGCCCAGCGCCGTCGTCATGGCACTACGGTCGGCCTTATTGTATTTCTTGGCCACAGATTGCCGAATTTTGGCCTTCTTGGCGAACTTCGGATTGTTCGCCGCTGCGGCCATGAATTTTCGCTGCTTCTTCGATGTGCTAGGCATTCACAATTATTGGACTAAATCAAGAGCTTTTGCAAGCGCGATGTCAATCATACATAGCCCGCCGCTTGCTGACCGACTTGATAAGATCATCCATAGTCATGGTGGACTTGCCGCCGATGTTCAAGATCGGGTTGAGGACAGGGGCCTTGGGCTTGACCGGTTCCTTCCAAACCCATGCCAGATACCGCAGCACATCCGCGAAATGGTTCGTCCAATCATGCACAGGGGCGTCGGTGAACGTCTTCGTCTTATCATTCCATGCCCGCTGGAACTGGCCTATGGCACTCAGGAAATATTCCTGGCGCTCGTCTATCCACAGGCGGGGGAATAGCTGCCGCACGGCCATGATGCCCTGCTGTTCCGTGTTCCGGTTCTGCAATATCGTGACGTTGTTCAGTCCATGATCCTTCGTCATCTGCTCATATACCGACCTACCCGCCGCCGCCAGCGTCTTTGCCTGGGCGTCATGGGGTAGCCAGTGCCGAGCATACTCATACGGCTTGCCGCGTATTACGCCAGCATAATGCGCCAAATCTTTACCACTGGCGTGGTAGCTATCAATGATCCGTACCTCACCCGCCAGCACCTGAACGAACAGGATGGCGGTGTCGTCGGTGTAGCCGATATCCCACACCGTGGTCACGGGCAGGGTATCGTCATACTCTATACGGCATATGCGCCCGGCACTCCGTGCCGCCGCCAACTCGCCGCCAAAATAACTGCCGAATATCGCGGCCTCAAATGAACACATATATTCTTGATCGTATTGGGCGTTGCCAAATGCGTCACCGTACAGCGCAACGTATTCTTGCCGGATTTTCGCCAATTCGTCCTCGTTGAATGCGCCGGTATCCAAGACTGTCGATATCTCGGCGAACCAGTCCGGGTCGTCGCGGAACTGGTTATACATGGTGTAGGCGTGGTTCTTACCGCGCGGGGTCGTTATGAACACCGCCCACCCGTTATTTTCGCGCAACATGGGGCTGATGTAACCCCAACTTGCCGGGTTGCACAACGCCCATTCGCTGAACGTCACACCGGCCACGCCGGCACCGACGAGGGCATTGTACCGATCCGATCCAATGACCTGCCACGTCGAGCCGTTTACGAACTTAATCATCATCTGTTGCTCATCTTTGCCAGCGCGGATGATCTCCGGGAATGCTTCATCGATGCGGCGCTTGCCGGTGTGGGGGTTCACAGCCGTCCACAGGCTTCGGCGGCCTTGTTCGTATTCGGGTAAGCAATGCCAGTAAGTCGCCGGCCGCTCTAGTGCCGCGACGGCGCACCTATGCATCGCAACGTCATCTTTGCCCCAACGCCTATGGGCTATCTCGATTGCCCTAGTCCCACCGCCCTCCAAATAGCCCCACAAAGGACGCTGGGACGGCCTCGGCGCCCAGTTGTTAGGTATCCTCGCCGTGACCATATCGGACTATCTCGATCTTGATTAAGCTGTTGTTTTCATTGACGTTTCGGTTGATATCAAGGCCGTAAAGTTTGGCGATCTGAACCGTCGCGGTTACCGCCGTTGCGGTCTGATCCAGTTGTCGCGCACGGTCGCGGTCGTGTTCGAGTTCAGCGGCCAGGGATTCAATCGTCACCTCGGCTTTGATCCGGTGACGTTCCTGAAATTTAGTGACAGCTTTGCCGATCTTAGCATTCCCTAGCAAGCGTGAAGCCTCAACATCGGCGGATTTCGGCGCGTAACCGGCGCGGATCGCGGCTTGGGTTCCGTTGCCGTCCACGGCATATTCGCGGGTAAATTTGAGTTGCCGCGCCGTCAATTTATCACCCATTCAATCTCTCCAATCACCATTCGGTCCAACATTACAGCCACTTAAAAAATAAATCAAATTATTACCATTTAGGGCTTGATTATCCTACACAGGATGTGTATATTAAGGATATCAACACATCAACACAGGAACACAGGAACACAAAATGACCAGTTACATGAGATTCAGCAAAACCACCACAATCACAGAAGCCAAGCGCCTGAACAAGTCACGCAACGGCAACCCACGCTATTCATTCAAATTCGCCGCCCCATGGATCAACGACGATATCATTGAGGGAAAATCCGCCCCAAACGCGGGATGGGTTTATTCCGACAATTTCGAAAACCACACCGGCAAACCTTGCCGGATTCAATACCATTTCACAAGCGGCGGCAAGACGATCATTGATAACGTCAAAATAATTTGAGCCTAAACACACCCAACACACCAAACACAAGGACACACCAAATGCAAATCACAGTTCAAATCAAAACCAATTACGGCAACCAAGCAATCTATCCGGTCTGCAAAATGGCCGAAGGTTTTGCGGGAATTGCCGGAACCAAAACCCTCACACCACAGACCCTGAGAATGATCAAAAACATGGGTTTTGAAATTGAAATTGAAAGCCCGAAAATATCGTTCTAACCAACACCAAACACACCAAACACACCAACACAAGGACACACAAAATGACAAAACGAACCTCCGCCGAAATCCACCGCATCATCGCCGATCAGGTAATTAAAGCGATGGAAACATCCGGCACCAATTGGGTCAAAAGTTGGACGACACCAACCGGACAATTGCCAACGTCAATGAGTACTGGGAAACAATATCGCGGGATAAACCTGTTAATTCTCGGCATGACGCGAGCCGCCAACGGCTACGGCTCGCACCATTGGGCGACATACAAGCAATGGACCAGCATGGGCGCACAAGTTCAAAAAGGCCAGAAATCCACAACCGTCATTCTCTATAAACCAATTACGATCAAGGACAAGGCAACCGGCGAGGACAAAATGGTCCCGTTGCTGCGCACATTCTCGATATTTAACGCCGATCAGGTCGATGGATACGAAGCGCCAGCAATCGTAGACGAGATAGACCACACCAAACTCAAACAGCCGGACACCCTAGCCGATCAACTGGCCGAACGGGCTGACTGTGACGTGCGGTTCAGTGATCCTGATCGGGCGTTTTATTCACCCGGCCACGATTTTGTAAACATTCCGCGCGCTACACAATTCGGCACCGTGACAGATTATGCGGCCACCTTACTACACGAACTGACCCACTGGACCGGACACAAGAGCCGCCTAGATCGTCAATTCGCAATGACCAATGGAACGAAAGATTATGCCAAAGAGGAACTAGTAGCCGAATTGGGCGCGGCGATGATGTGCGGCTCGCTTGGTATCACACCAGCACCGCGCGAAGATCACGCGCAATATCTGGCCGGATGGATGCGCCGGTTGAAGGATGAGCCCAAAATCATATTCTCAGCAGCGGCGAAAGCTAATCAGGCCGCTGAATGGATTTTCGACACCGCTAAAGTACAGCAAGATGAAATCAAGATCGCCGCATAACCCACACTAAGGAATAAAACAATGACCTACGTCATAACAAAAATCCTAAACCGCGACGAAATTCCGAACGGCGCAGAAATTATCCGCGCACGTTGCACGACCGTCGCCAACAAAGAAGGCGTTTTCGGACCTGTCCTCGAACGATCCATCATCGTGTTCGCCAGAAAAGACGGCGAGCAGATGGGCGGCGAATATCTGACCGACGACGACGACGACGGCCTCGTTTGCTCGCTGGGCGAATATCACGAACGCCTAGACGCATGGCGGGCAGATAGCTGACCCACCCACCTTGTCCCCAAAAAACCTCGCTCCGGGAAACCGGGCGGGGTCGGGGCAGTGAGAACACTTGAAAGGAACGAAGATCATGTCCACCAACAATAAATTCAATGAAACGGCGATACTCTCCGCAGCCAAACGCCTGAACAAGTCACGCAACGGCAACCCACGCTATTCATTCAAATTCGCCGCGCGTTTGTTTAAGGTCAGCCAGAAGGAGCCAACCATGGTCTGCTTTGTTTATGACGACGGTGGCCGCGAGGTCGCTGGCTACAAAGGCCGCGCCGGGGACTGCGTCACTCGCGCCGTCGCTATCGCTGCCGAACTTCCCTACGGGAAAGTGTACGACGCCCTTGCAGAAGGCAACGCTACG